CGTTTCGGCGATCGTGAGCGGCAACGCTAACGGGTTATTTATGCGCCGAGTACGGCAAAAGCCCGGTGGCTGTGTCGTCATTGACGCATCCGGCAGCATGGGCGCGACTAAGAACAACTTGTCCGAATTGTGCAAGCTGGTACCGACTGCAACGGTGGCGTATTACTCCGGCGATTGCAGCGGGCGCGGCGACTTGTGCGTTTATGCCAATAAGGGCAAGCGGTACAACGATCAACTGCCCGAAGACCATTTGCACGGTGGCAACGCGGTAGATTTGCCCGCCATTAAATGGCTGATGCGGCATCCCAAACCTTGGACGCTTGTCTCCGACTTGGAGTTTTGCGGCGGGGTACTCGGGAGTGAGATTGTGGCGCATGCGCTGGTAGAACGCGCAGTCAAACGCGGCGACTTGAAAGTCTATCGCTCACTGGATGCGGCATACGAGGCATTCGGTGGCAAAGGCGACCTGAAAAACTAACCGTGTTCAACGGTCAGCCTCTCGGAAGCGGGGGGCTGGATGATGAATACAGATAAAACACCGATGGACGCTCTCGCCGAATTGATTCGGCTGTTGGGCGGCGACAAAGGCAGCGAAACGGGCGAACACTCCCACAAGTGCAACAAGTGCGGCCACATCTGGTCACACGAAGACTCCTGCCTCAACGATACAAAAGCGCACACCTGCAAATGTGGCACCGAGCAATGGTGGGTTTTCCACGATCACCGAGAGGGGCAATGGCAGTCTTGCGCGACACTTTCAACACTCAACACGGAAGGGAGGAAATCATAATGGCGACTAAAAACACCGATAAGGCAGCGATTGCCAATCTCAAAGAGACGCTTCGACTGGTCACAGCCGAGCGCGACGAATGGCGGCGACTCTCCGGCGAATGGCAGAAACGAGCCGAGGCACTGCGGGACGATATGGTCACGATCAACCGCAAAGCGACGGAGATACAAAAGACCGTCAAGACTCTGCAAGGCATGATGAAGTCCTAAGCAGTCAGCGTCACACTTCAGCACCGTTACTCATACTGGGTAACGGTGTTTTGCTGTACGCTTCGCATGCACTGTACCGGATATGCAACGGACAATCAGCAGCAATGGAGAGCAGACAAGCAGAGGCTCCAAGATGCACAACGGGTGTCTCCTACTGTGCTGGCCAGTGATGCAACATGCATCACCGGTACAGTACAGTACCTAAGGCACCATCATGTCTGCTACGCACCGCACCTGGAGCATACTGTGACTTATGAAGCATGCTTAGGTTGCCTTGATGCATAAGTCCAAGGGTAGTAGCCGGTTAGCCCCATGGGAAAGAATTCTTTGTTTCCTAAACGGGGGGGTAGGGGGGGCTAGTTACCCGGACAATTTCACTTACTGGTAAACGCGGCCACCAGTAAGAAAAATTATTTACAAACAAGAAGCCCGGGGTTACCTGTTGAGGCAGATGCCGAGAGGGAAACCACTGGCGAAGGCAGAAAACGCTGCATTAAAGGCTCTGATTACCATTTACGGGCCACGGGAAGCTGCTCGGCGGGCGGGATTGCCTGCTGGCACTGTCATGGCGTTCGCTTACACGCACAAGATCAAGAAGGCGACTGGTTTCAAGCAGGAGGATGGCGATGTTTCCAAGGTATTGGCTGACAATTTCGCCAAGGACAGGGAGGAAACGGCTCTGAACCTGGCCACTTACACCCGGAAAGCGTCCAAGAAGGCGTCTGAGCACTCAGATCCGCTGGAGGTAGCCCGCAAGGTGCGCGATGTGGCTGGTGTTTACTCCATTTTATGGCCGCCTGGCGAGGAATCCGAGCTGATTGAGGGCGCAATTCTTGTTGGCGGTGCGCAGCCGACCACTAATCCCGAGGAAGTAGCTGCCCGGGCAATCGAAATACCCGAGGAATCTGATGTACGGACTGAACTTCCCGACCAAAGACCAGCAGGCGATTGAGCTTTGGTGCTTTGCCAACGATCCTCCGCTGGGCGTAGGGCGTTACCAGCATCTCCGCAACGCCATTGACCTGATCTGGAACAGGCATGTCCCCAACACCTACATCTGGAACGACTGGACTGAGTGGATGCAGCGCACATTCGCTGAACATCCGTGGGCAACAGTCACCGGGCCTGCCGCTTCCTGGAAAACCACCTCTGCGGGGATCTTCGCGCTCACCAAATACTATGCCTCACCCAAGGATACAGTCGTTATCGTCACCTCAACCACACTTGACGGCCTACGCAGGCGAGTCTGGAAGGAAATATCCCATTTTCATCGGCTCAGACCCTTATTTGGGCACATGGTTCAGTCCAGAAACTGCATCCAGTTCCGTAAAGGGCACGATGACGCTGGAATTTTCGGATTGGCCACCGATAAAGGCGAAATCGACAAGGCCATAGGTAAAATCATCGGGTTTCACTCGCCAAACATGGTGGTGATCGTCGATGAGATGCCTTACACGCCTGAAGCGATCGTCGAAGCGTGCGTCAACCTTGAAACAGGCGCAAAATCCTTCCAATTCATCGGTTTAGGCAACGCAGACGACATGCTTGACCCGCACGGGCGCATGTCAGAGCCAAAAGCGGGCTGGGAAAGCATCGACGTCGAGTCAACGCAGTGGGAAACGCGCCGGGGAACATGCATTCACCTGGACGGCCTCAAATCCCCGAATATCACCGATAAAACCAGGAATTACCCCGGGCTTCTTACCCAGTTCGACATCGAGACCACCACCGAGATCTATGGAGTCGATTCCCCGCAGTTCTGGCAGATGCGCCGGGGATTCTGGGCACCGGAAGGCATCGTGAAGACGGTGCTCTCCATGCCCATGATAACTCGCTCCCAGGCGTTCGATGACTGCTCTTTCGACCAGAGTAACATCCCATGCGCCGGTCTCGACCCAGCTTTTGAGGGCGACGACCGCTGCGTGCTCCGTCAGGCCAAGTGCGGCGAGGTGGACGGAAAAATGACTTTACTTATGGGGCGCAAACACTTCATAAAGACCAAAATCAAGCCGGATGACCCGATTCATTACCAGATTGTTCGCCAGGCCAAGGAAATCTGCGAAGGAGAAGGAATTACCCCGTATTACTTTGGTCTCGACTCAACCGGGGAAGGCGGTGGTCTTGCGTCGATTTTCCAACGGGAATGGAGCCGGGAAATCCTCTGCGTCGAGTTCGGCGGCCTCGCGTCGAAGAATCCGGTCAGCTCCACCAATTCAAAGCCCGCCAACCAGGAATACGACCGCGCAGTGACCGAGCTGTGGTTTTTCTTCCGGTTATTGGTCGAAAACAAGCAGATCAAGAACCTCGACCCCGAAAGCGCGGCGGAATTCTGCCGGAGATGGTGGCAGATGCGCGGGCCTTACGTTTCCTTAGAAACCAAGGCAAAAATGAAGGATCGCACCCGGAGAAGCCCGGATATCGCCGATGCCGACGTTGTTACCGCCCGGGTCGCCAATGCGCGGTGCAACCTGAAACCCAGCGCATTTTCGCACAAGGAAGACCGTCCCGACTCGCCCTGGAAGCGATTCCTGAAAAAACGCAATGTCACACCCGAATACTCCGCTACAGCTTATTAACGAGTGGGGCGCGTGCCCGCCGGACGGTTATCGCTATGTCGATCCCGTATCCGGCTTTCTAGCTCACGCCTGGACTTATGTTGACTGGATAAACGTCGAGAAGGCTCACCTGATCGCAAATAGCAGAGAAATTCCCGCCACGCTTGAGTCTGACATGCAACATCAGCTATGCCTGACGCTTCCTCCTGGTTGGTGCCTTTATGACGACGATTCCCGGCCACGGCCTTCAGTCCAGCTTAGTTGGGATAACGTCGTCGGGGGAGTGAAAACTTTCACTCGCTGGATCGCTGCCGGTTGCAAATTTGTCGCTCAGAGTGAGGCGGAGAGGCGCGGCACCATCTGTGCGAATTGCTATCTCAACGTCAATGTTCAGGGTTGCTCCGGGTGCCAGGCAGCGGTCAAGGAGATGGTGGGAGACAAAAAGACGAAGGTCGATGGGTCGCTGCGTTCCTGCGCTGTCTGCAAATGTTTCCTGAAGGCGAAAGTGCATTTCCCGATAGAGACCCTTGACACAGATTCGGAAAAGGTGCAATCAATGTACCCGGGCTTCTGCTGGCTCAACAAGGAAAGCGTGAATTACCGTGGCTAAACCGATCCTCCTATTTCGCATAGACGTCGGTTTCGATCCAGAGCGCGGCTACGCCGCCAGCGTCCTCGACCTCCAGGAGCAGAAGATGAAAGGCATCCGGGGCAACTCCATCCAGCAGGTCACCGCCCGCCTTCGCATCGCGCTCAACGAGGTGATGGAGAAGCGAAAACACTTTCCACTGGAGCACGAAAGAAACGAACCATCAAGGATCATAACACCCAACGGCGGATACCCATGACACCAGAATTAAAACCGGACAACGACCCCACTGAACTTCCCTTCAGCGAAATCAAGGACGACAAAACGCTGCGCAAAAACCTGGACGACCAGCTTCAACAACTCAAACTGCTTCCTTCCAGCAGGGAACGCGCACTGGCCATTACCAAGTTGCAGGAGGCCATCATGTGGCTGGGCATGGATCTCAAGCGGCTCGGTGAAGCGCATCCATACCCAACCAGCTACGATCCCGCTTCTCCGGTAGTCCACCCAACCGCCGAAGGCTTGAAGCTATGAAAGCCTACCAGGAGAGAGTGGTCAACGAGCAGAACGCCCTGGACGAGAAAATCGAGCTGCTCACCGAGTTCCTCAAAGATACCAATTCCCGCCAGATCGTTTGCCCCATCGAGCTGGAACGGATGGACAGGCAGCTTGACCTGATGGTGAAGTACTCCGCAGTCCTTGGAGAGCGCATTAAGAATTTCAAATGACCGACACCTATGGCACGCGGCTTGCCTCGTTAGACGAAGAAGGTAATCGTCCCGATTCCCGGATTGGTAACGCCGGTAACGCCCGCAGCCTGGTGCAGCGTCTCAAGCATGAGGACGAGACGCGAATGTTCCGTTACACCCGCATGATGGGTCTGATGGACGGCAATCCTCCCTGGAATCAGCAGAAGCTAATCGACATCGGCCAGGGTCACCGCGCCAATTTCAACCTGCGCGAAAGCGAAGGCATCGTGGAAGCGGCCAAGACTCCCTACTACGATCTGGTGTTTGAAGTTCCCTACTTCGCCCGCCTTGAGTTCGACGTCCAGGGAGCCGCGTCCCACATGGTCAATCAGTGGAGCGACATCGCCACCGAGGAATACACCGACACCCTTTCAGCCTGGGACGGTTACGATCACCAGATCCAGCTTCACCAGTGGCAGATGATCGTCAACGGCGTGGGGCCGATCTTCTGGCCGCATTTTATCGGATGGCACAGTGAAGCAGTCAAGTCGCGCCGGGTGCTTGTCCCCATCGAGACCAAAGCCAATGTGGACGAGCTGGAGCTGTGCTGCGTCCTGCATTCCTACCGCGCCGACGAGCTGGAGCAGTTCATCAAGAAAGGCGGCACCTACGAAGCTGATGGCGATGGCTGGAACATCCCGCTGTGTGAGAAGGCCATCATCGACTCCGCCAAGCGCGAGATGCGGCAGACCTGGGGGACTGAAAACTATGATCTTTACCAACGGGCGATACGCACTGGTGACCTATTCCATGGCATTCATCGCAGTGATCGCATTTATGTGGCTTCTCTCTTTGTCAAAGAGTTCGGGGGAAAAATATCTCACTACATGATAACCGACCAGAACCTCGGGCATCAGACTGATTACGATAGCCTGATGGGAGACGAGATCGGTTACCTGTTCAAGCGGCGCAACAAGTTTTCCTCCTTCGGCAACGTCGTTTGCCCGTTCTTCTTCGACTCCGGCCCCGATGGAACCTGGCACGCAGTCAAGGGGCTGGGGCCGAAGATTTACGATTTTTGCGACATATCCAACCGCACTTTCTGTCAGATGCTCGATGGCAGCGTGATTGGATCTGGGATCACCCTGGAAGCTCAGGATGCCAACGCCATGGAGGAAACTCAGATCGCTCTTGTAGGCGGTGCCGCTGTAGTTTCGCCAGGATACAAAGTGGTTCAGACCCGAATCGCGGAAAGCCTGGAAGGTGCAATGGCCATGCGCCGCGAACTGCACGGCACTCTACAACAAAACACCGGATCTTACCG